GACTCCAACGGTCGCTGGTCTGTTGAGAAATTCAAGGGTCTTCTCTTCCAAATCGAAAGAGATGCAAACGCAATCGGTCATCAGACTCGTCGCGGGAAGGGCAACATCCTGATCGCTTCTGCTGATGTCGTCTCTGCTCTCGGTATGGCAGGCGTCCTTGACTACACCCCTGCTCTTGCTGGTAACAACGGTCTCGTCCCCGATGACAACTCCAGCACCCTGGTCGGCACCCTCAACGGTCGCATCAAGGTCTACGTTGATCCCTACTCTGCAAACGTTGCTGACAAGCACTACTACGTTGCAGGTTATAAGGGCACCAGCCCCTATGACGCAGGTCTCTTCTACTGCCCTTATGTCCCCCTCCAGCAGGTCAGAGCAATCAATCCTAACACCTTCCAGCCCAAGATCGGCTTCAAGACTCGTTACGGAATGGTTTCTAACCCCTTCGCTCAGGGTCTTACCCAAGGCAGCGGCGCTCTTACCGCTAACACCAACAAGTACTATCGTCGCGTCCAGGTTGCTAACCTCATGTGATATTGGTACATACCAAATCAAGGACCCTTCGGGGTCCTTTTTTTATGCCTAGGTATAAACTCGTAGGCATAAATTTTTATTGTTAGTCATACTGATTCCGTCAGAATTTGCTGACATCTAGTATAGATAGTAACAGAATTATGCGAGGTGGAAAAATGATCCCTAATCTCTACAACTTTACTATGAATACAAATTATAAGGTGAGATCATGCACAACATTACATCTCGCAATCAGCTAGACGAGTGGCGACACTTTGAAAACACAATCGATGAATGTGACATCGAAATGCAAAAACTGAATGACTACTACGAATGCCTGATTGAATGCGACCTGTTGAATCAATCCCAATGCAAACGTATCTGTAGGAGTATGCTTATGTCATAAATAATAATCCGTGTGAAGGAAGTGGATTAAGGGGGTCTTCGGACCCCCTTCTTCTTTGTCTAAATACTTGAAATAGTATGATGCTCTATGGCAAAAATTGAGATGATTAGCGCAGACCAATTTATTGGGATGTGGCATACTGATTATGATACTGATGATCTGATTGAATACTGGAGGTATCAAGACAAGTGCGGGTCTACATTTAAAAGACATGGCACTTGGGGAGATAAACCAGGACCACATAAACGTAAAGATACTTGCCTAGCAACTGAAGATTTCATGCTTGACCACTCATGTGGATACAAGTACATGAGAGAATACAATGATATTGTTGGTAGTTGTTTAGAGCAATACATCGAAGTGTATGAGCACCTTCTTTGCTACAGATACCAACAGGTATATCTGAATGTGCAAAGGACTCTACCCAAAGAAGGGTATCATAGTTGGCACACTGAAGATGCCAGCATGGGTGCCAACCGCAGAATTATGGCAACAATGATGTATCTCAATGATGACTTTGATGGTGGAGAAACAGAATTTCTGTATCAGTCACTGCGAGTCAAACCAGTAAAGGGCATGGTCCTAATCTGGCCAGCAGGATTCACACACGTACATAGAGGCAATCCTCCTTTGAATGGAGAGAAGTTTATCTCTACATCATGGTTAGAAAATATCAACGCATAACATGGCAAACTGGTATAACGAGCAACTAACTAACAGAAACTTTCTGTCACCCATCGGATTCCTTTTTACGCTAGAGAAAGCGAAGAAGGCAGCATACCTATGTCAGAGTGCATCGATTCCTTCGCTGTCTCTAGGCAATGTTGATATTCCTACAAGGGGTCTGGTCCCTATTCCTGTAGAAGGTAATGTGCAATATGGCACATTTGAGATGGAGTTTATTGTAGACGAAGATCTCAAAAACTACATGGAGTTGCACAACTGGATCAGAGGACTAGGTGCTCCTCAGAGCATCACAGATAGAGTTGACTTTAAGAATGAATACAAAAAAGATGATATCTCGGAATATCGTTATTCAGACGCTACACTACTTGTGTTGAATAACAACAATCTCGCTAACTTTGAAGTAGTGTTTAAAAATCTATGGCCAACAGAGTTGAGCACATTGGGTTTTGATGTCACAGGATCTGATAACGATTTCTTTACAGCAACTTGCACATTCAAGTATACTATTTACGAAATTAGAAACGTTAACAGTAGAACTAGAAGATGATAGAATGGAAGCAATACATTCTAGACCATTGGGTCATTACACCTGAGGAGAGAATCCTCTTGACGAAAGGACCCAAGAGTTTAGCACAAGCATGGCACTTACAAGCATTAAAGTATCGTTATGAATCTGGAAAGTCTACAACAGATGTGGAAGAAGGACAGTGTGATTGACACTGACCTTTACTGTGAAGAGTCTACTAAAATCCCACAACTTCATATGAGATATATGGAGTTTTTTAATACCTACTCTTTGATGAAAAAAGAAAGAGAGTTGGAATTGAATCAACTTATTAGAGACAAGTGGTTGTATTACAAGGGTAAAGCACCCTCCACTGTGTACAAAGAAATGCCATTCGATCTCAAACTTACAACTAAAGAAGAGATCTCAATGTTTATTGATGCAGACGAGGACGTGAGAAAGGTCCAGTATAAACTGGCATACATAGATCAGACACTCACGTTTTTAGAAAGCGTCCTCAAGCAAATCAACAACAGGACATTTCAAATTAAAAATGCTATTGAGTGGGAGAAGTTTAAGAATGGACTTTAGTGAATGGATCTTGTTATTCGCAAAAAGAATGAGGTCTACCTAAAGGTAGATGCTGAGCCACATATCAATTACGAATTAGCAGACTTCTTTACCTTTGAGGTAGAGTCTGCTAAATTCATGCAAAAGAATAGAAGGTATAAAGGTTGGGACGGCAAGATCCGTTTATACTCCCCAGGAACGGGAGAGATTTATGTCGGTCTCATTGAGTATCTCTTGGATTGGGCGGATGAGAGAGGATACAAATACAAACTAGAAGAGTGTAAATTCTTTGGTCATCCGCTTGCTTCAAATGAATTGATTACTCCTCAAGGTGTAGCAGGGTTTGTGAAGTCCCTACACCTACCGTTTCCTGTACGGGACTATCAGTATAAAGCAATCTATGAAGCTTTAAAGTATAATAGGCGTTTATTGCTATCGCCAACAGCATCAGGTAAGTCGCTAATGATTTACGCATTGGTTAGATACCACATCAATTTGGATAGGAATATTCTAATTGTAGTCCCAACCACTTCTCTTGTCGAGCAGATGTATAAGGACTTTGAAGAATATGGATGGATGGCGTCCGAATATTGCCACAAAATATATGCGGGGCAAGAAAAATACACGGACCATCAAGTAGTAATTACCACTTGGCAATCTATCTACAAAGAACCTAGACGTTGGTTTGACAGATTTGATGTCGTCATCGGTGACGAGGCGCACCTTTTCAAAGCTAAATCTTTGACTTCTCTGATGGGTAAGTTGCATGAGTGTAAGTATCGAATTGGATTTACAGGTACTCTTGATGGTGCAAATGTGAATCAGTTAGTTTTGGAAGGTGTCTTTGGTAGATGTTCTCAAGTTACAAAAACTGCTCAACTAATGCAAGCAGGACATGTCGCTAAACTAAAAGTAAAAATTGTATTACTTAAACATGAGGAAAAACTTTTTGAAGGGTATCAAGATGAAATCGGATACCTTGTAGAGCACGAAGGTAGGAATAAATTTATCCGCAATCTTGCCTGCGATTTGAAAGGAAATACCCTGGTACTATTTAACTATGTAGAACGTCATGGGGTGCCTCTTTACGAATTGATAAATAGTCACACAGATAGACCCGTGCATTTTGTGCATGGTGGCGTCGATGTTGATGACCGTGAGGATATCAGGTTACTAACTGAACAATCTGATAACGCTATTATTGTTGCCTCATACGGCACATTCTCAACAGGTATTAACATCAAAAGATTACATAACGTTATTTTTGCCTCTCCTTCTAAGTCCAGAGTGAGGAACCTTCAATCTATAGGTCGTGTTCTAAGGAAAGGTGAGAATAAATCACAAGCAACATTAT